TGACAGCAAAGGATCATTGGCGCTTTTGACAGCTTCAAAATATTTAAAATAAGGTTCGCTGATGTCATAACCAAAAAGTTTGAAGCCGCTGGCTAATTTTTCAATTACCAATGCACTGTAACTTGGGCTAGAAATTGGTGAGCTAATATTAAAATTAATGTCATAATTTTCTTGAGGAAGAAAAATATTGCTAGTACTGGCGCTGGGATTCTTACTATCTAAAATATATTTTTGTTGACTTTGATCTACAAATCCACTTAATCTTGTGGACAAATTAACATCTAAATTGTCTACTTTCTTTTGCAGAACTGATTCAGTTAATCCTCTCGATCTTAAGTAATCTACAACATAATTTACAAGGCCGGAAGTTTGATTGCCTCCAGATGTTGGAATAATAATGTCTGAATTTTTAAAAAATAAATTTGTATTTTTATTAACCGTCTGGCCAATTTTGTTGACTTTTATTCTAGATTTATCAAAAGTTTCAATGATAAATTCGTAAGGTCTCATTAGACATAGAGCCAGTATAATAACAAATGGATAGTCGCTGCTACTGCGCCATGCATATTCTACTGGGGCTTGGTCGCCAAATTTAAATGTTCCTTTGTTGTTGTACAAAACAAAATTAGTAGCTGCTCCAGAATCAAATGGGCTTAACAGGTTGCCGTCACCGTCTACAGGAATATGATTTAGTAGTGTAGCTCTTTTATATCTATCATAAATTCCTGCACGAGATCCTTGACGAATTATGCCGCCAGCTAGATCTTCCCACAATAGTAAATTATTACTTGTATATGGGGCTGCTCCGTATTGGTCTTCCCACCAACTAGGTTGTTGACTAAATCCCAACATTTCCCAGGGACAACGATGTGGTCTATCAGTATCGTATAACCAAGTATAAACTCCTCTCCACCATCCGGGCAAATTTAACTGACCGGTCGGGTCTCCCATATTTGAATAAGTGTAGGTAAAAGAATCTTCACTGTCAAAAAAGGTGTTAGTTAGATAATCTACATTTGTTTCAGAAAACCATCTTAGAAATTCAGAACTGATCACGCTGTCTAATTCTTGTTTAGTATATGTAGATGATCCGTAGTATCCTCCAAGAATATTATCTTGGCTAAACAACTCTTCTGTATATTCTTGTTTGATGTTGTTGTAGATGCGTTTTTCTAATTCTAATAATACATCATCTCTAAAATCACCGTAGGCTACTGTGATACTACCATCGTGACCTTGAATGACATTAATAGGAGTTACGTAGGTATCATCTAAAAACAAAGACGGTATGTAAGTTTTATATAACCCCAACTTTGAAGGGGTTGGCGGAATAAAACAGAAACTTGAAGAAACATATTCTTTTATTTGAATAACATCCCCTTCTGTTAGTGTTTTGGATATACTAACAAATCCAAACGTATCATTAAATGTATAATCAACACCGTGAATCAACTGCACATTGTTTATATAGATATAAACTGCGGTTCTACTTAATTCGGTTAAATTAAATTTTTGACTCAATGCAAAGGTAATAATTCCAGTATCTTCTACAACGTATTCTTTAAGATTGTATGCGCCGCTGCCTACCATATCAGAATCTGCAAACGCATCTTTTTGCGTTTTAACTTTGGACATAATGGCCAAAATTTCATCAACAAATTCAACAGGATCTAGATTGTATGTGGCAGTTTCAGCAAATTTAATAAAGTTATTTTTAAATTCTGTGTAAGATTTTTTTGCGTACTGGATAGATTTAATAATGTTTACGTGTTTATCGCACAGTAACATTATTGCTGTGGGTGTAATTCCCGAGTGTTTTAAAAATCTTCTTGAAAGATTTTGATAACCTGTGATATCTCTTAGATTACTTAATCCTGGATATGACCCACTGAATTGATCGAATAGATCTACTGCTGTTGAAACATGATCAACAGCCTGTCCTAGAGTAAATGTTTTTACTTCATCGTTTAAGGGATTTTTTTCAAGTCCTACCGGAATCTCATAATATCCTAGATCGGGATCTGCATCTGCAAAAACTTTAACGGTAACAATGTCATTTATTTTAAGACTGTCAGGAAACGTAAAAATATTCTGATTTCTAGTGTAGTTTCCAGAATATTTTATTCCATTGATGTAGATTAAAATTTTAGAAATTTCACTGTCTTGGACATTTGCCCATTTGATTCCATCGCTGACAATTTGTGTTGAAGCTTCGGTTACCGTGGTGCTATAAATTATTGGTTGTAGATAGTCTCGGTCGGTTTTAATCCATCCGTTAGCATAACTTCCTGTATTATTAAATTTATAATATCCCTGTCTTATGGTTTTAAAAAATACTTCTTTACTAGAATGATAATCAAATGAATCTATCTCCCAGTCAAAATTAAATTCAATATCTCCTACATTGTTGATATTTAGGTAACTTAAGCTAAATCCTAATTCAGTATCAACAATACTGTTTCCAACTTTATAACTTACTAGTTTGGTTCCTAAGAAGCTGCTAACAGGATATGTATCCATGTCTCCGTAACTAACACCGTTATCGTCGAATACATCAAATAACGGACTTTGATTTACTGCTGTTTTCTTTTGACTAGGCACCCAAGATGTACCGTTAAAGTGGTACATTATTCCTTTGTTTAGTAGACCTCGTCTAACAAACACTCCGTCACCGATGGTAGAATTTGCGTCAGTAGTTTCTACCAAATTAATTTGTCTGCGATTATTATGAGTTATAAAATTTACTGTGTAAATTCTATTGTTGGCTAATGTATCGGTATCTGCTGTGACCAATAATCTAGCACCATTAAATAATTCTTCACCGTCAACGTTGTAACCAAGGCTGCCTTCTATGGTTGAAAATACATCGGCGGTAAAAGTGTCAATAAAATCAACTGGAGTTTTTGCTAGACTACCATGATTGAATAACTGCAGATTTGAAGAAAATTCAATAATAGGTCTCTTGGCTCGAGCTGTTTCGATCGAATCAAACTCGCTATTGTTAAAGCTATGTGCCTGTTCTAGAACTGATCTATGAAACCATCTGTTGTATCTGCTCCAAGGATTTGAATCTTGGCTGGCTCTATTAATTGTAATATAGTCTTTTGATTCTGGATATGTAGCTGCATCATCGAAGGGCTCTGTGTCGAATCCGCCGTCGTCAAACAATACTTCTAAACTCGATGTACTAAGAGTCGGAGGGGATAAATCTTGAAATCTTATTAATTTAATAGATTCTCCAACACCCTCTATTATCCAGGTGTCTGTGGAATATTTTGTAGGTATTACTAAACCAGAAAATCGAACTTTCATACCGTTAGTAAACGTAATGCCGTTGCTACTAACATATGTGGTTTTACCGATAACTTCATTAGTGATATCAATTTTGGTATTTGATTCAATGTCTGCAATAATGAATCTGCCGAATCTATCAATGTCTGTGCTACTTTGATAAAACAGCACATCGGGTGCATCAAACGGTACAGTAAAAGTTAATGTGCCGTTGGTTGCTCCTTGTCCGGTGATTCCTATATTATAATCCAATGCAGTAGCCTGACTAGCGTCTTCGACATACTCCCAGTCTTGACTATCTTCATCTATGGTGCTGCCATCAGTGACCGCAATAAAAGTTTTGGCTTTCCATAACTTGTTGTTGAATACAGCAAATTGACCTTGTTGATATGGTAGGTAGGGTTTGTAAATCAATGACCCAGTATCATAGGCTGTTTTAATAACAAACCCTTCGCCCGGTGCATTGACTTGAAACTTGTATGTTTGTCCTCTATATAGTGTGAGGGTAGGATTTAACGATAGGCCATCCGGAAAAAATATCCATGATGAACCTACTCCTAATCTTACTCTATATGTACTGGTTATAGCCTGCCGTTGACCAAATATAGTAACAGGCGGGGGACCATCTGGTACCCAGTAGTATTCACGGAAATTTACAAACTTGTCCCAGTCAATTGGCGGAGTCCAAGAATAATGATCCTGATCTGTAATTAAATCATCTCTTTCTAGATTGTTACCAAAAAACTTCAATTGATTTTTAAAATCAATATAATCATAAAAATTTTCTACTTTATCTTTTTCTTTGACTGTGACACCTGGTTCTAGTTGATATCTACTTCTAAGGGTTGTATCTGTGTCCAGATATACATCCGAACCATTATAAGTTTTACCATATCTACGACCTACATAACCAACTGTTTTAGATAATGTACCAGGTTGAACCAACGGATCAACCACTGCAGACATAAATTTTGCATTGGTTTCGGTTTGAAAGACTTCTGGGAGAAGTTCTACAGTTCTGCGAATAGGTAACTGACTTTGAGGGAAAATATCTTTTGCCATAATCTTATTGTGTTGAGTTTACTATAGATGCCACTTCTGCACGTATTTCAACCGCGGTAATTGCGGTGACAATTACTATATCGTCTACGGTTGCACCGCTAATAAAAATTTCTTCTGGTTGACTTTGTATTTCAAATAAACTACCAAATGATTGATCTGGTTGTCTAGGTACAATCACAAGATTACTGACATCCGGAGCAACTTCATTGGTAATGTATGTAATTAATTCACCTAGATAAAATCTATCTCCGAAATCCCAATTATTAATATCAAAGAAGCTGTTGATTGCTGAGACTATTCTCACCTTTAGATCATTGTCGTTGATTGTTTTATACGGATTTTTAACCACTTTAAATTGTGCCTGCAATTTAGGATCAGCTGTACTACCGAATAAAATTTTGTAATTTACAGGATGATAAATTAATTCATCACTAATAGATTTAATTAAATTCAACTGTTTACCAAACGCTATTCTCAATGCGTCACTGGTTGGTACTTCAGGTTGGGGGATAGCTCCTGATATATACTTTCTAAATTCGGTATCGTAGGTTCTTGTTAAAAGAAAAATATCCATTATATTACTTACACTGGGATCTATTCTTCGATCAATGTTTGCATTATGAATATATTGAAATTTGAGATTGGCTCGACCTATCACTGCCTTATAATCAGATTCAATTATCAAAGTGTTTGTACTTAGATCAACACGCTTTATTCTATTTTCATTACTGGCATAAAAATAAATTAATTGTCCGTTAGCATAATCAGAAATAATAATATTACTTTCAGTTTGTCTAATTAGAATAGTATCATTACTGTTATCAACATAAGAATATGTTGTATATCCAGAAGCATCTGTTGTTTTATAAAAAAACAAGTATTTTAGATCTAGATCTTGACCAACTATCTGTTCAAATGAATCAGGATTGTCAATAACACCGTCATCGTCACTGTCAGCAAACGATAACTTTATTTCATTGGCGCTTTGATACCCATCTTCAAATTTAATTACATCACTGACTTCAAATGTTTTGTCATTTTTCAATGCAGTAATCAAACCATTGTCGGCATTGATGCCAAGAATGTTAACTTTGTCTTTAACTGCTTTTCCAGTTTTTCTATCAAAGGTTTTTTGATTTACATCAAAATAAAATCTGTTCTGTTCTAGACTTCTAAAAACATAATCTAGTCCTCTAATTCTTACATTGTAACTGTCTGCTTGTCTAACAAACGCTATAATCCAGGCAGTGTCTAGATTACTGTTAGTAGTGTCTCCAGCACGACCTAGACTGAAATCATTTAATAGATCAATGTTTGCAGATGTAATAATTTTCCAAGAACTTTCTATGGATTCATAACGTAGACCAAAATTCACATTCAAACTGATAAGATTGGTTATTTCATTTTCTAGAGCCGTTGGCAAGTTGTTGATGAATCTAGGAACAATGCGTGTTGCAATTGCTCCTGTAGGAACAACATCATTAAACACTATAGGTCCAAGTCCATTGGCCAGTGCTCCGCGACCGGCATTGGTCCCGTCTCCTGTGATTTTAACAACTTTAACCCAAATTCTATCTGTCTGTTCTACATCTGTTGCACTGATGTTAACAATTGCGCCCTTTTTAAAGGCCTTACCGGCTGGGGGTTCAAATTTAATCAGTGCTCCTGCAAACACATATTTCAAAGAGTTTGTAGTATATGTACCAACCTTGAACAATGACTGATCTACGTTGTTGACAAAATAGCCGGTGGACGAATTTACATCGTTAGTGGTCTGTGTCCAAAGTGTATTTGAATCTGTAAATTGTATTTTTGTAAAATTTGTTAGATAAAAATTATAAACATCTGTGTTGGTTAACAAGGGTTCTATGTTGTTTCTAATGTAATTTATAATATTAATTCTATTAGTATACTTGAAAGATTCTGTTCTTTCTGTTTGTTCTTTGTATATCACACCGTCATCGGCAAAAACATTTACACTTGAATATTTTCCGCTGGCATCAATTACATCAAAATTTCTACTGATGCCACTGCTGGTTCGGTTAATGGCTTTAACTTTTAAAATATCTTGACTGCTAGACAACGGGGCTAGATTATAATCTTCTCCGGTGATCATGCGATTCTGTGTGTAATAAATTGCAGGAGCACGAGCTTTAATACTGTCAATGTCTTCAGAGGCTGTTGCAGTGCTAATGGTATATTTCAAACTACAACTGATCAATAAATCGTGTCTTACGCCTGCTTTGTTTATATAAGGCACAGAGATATTAATTGCTCGCATTTCAGCAGGACTAACTGTGTAGCTTAGACCGTTACTGACTCTATAATATGCTTTGAAAGCTCCTTGAGGCAAGTTGCCGTAAGTGCCGTCTGCAAACACCAAATCAATTTTGTCATCTTCTTTGGTAATCACACTATAGATGTTTCTTATGTTTGAATTGATACTGTTATAAGCAATATTGCTGCCTGTGATGCTGCTGACTTTGGTCCATTCAGATGCCTGTGTGCCGTCTGAATTTGTGGCAAACAACCAAACGTCTGAATCATTTATTCCTGTGACGTCAACAGACACCACTTCATTGGTAGTTGGAACATCAACGCTGAAATCAGTTAATTCTAGACTTCCCTGTTTCAATAGCATAAAGAATCCAGTGTTAGCACTGGCACTGCCTTTGCCGTCTTGTCTATAGATAAATCCTAACTGACTACCCGGAATAGGAGGTTCTTCATAATAATCTTCTGCGCCAATAAAGCTGGTACTTACCAGTTCAAACGGCATCTTTCTACTGGCTACTATTTTTTCAAAGTTAAAAATTGGCACATCCGTAAAATTAGATCTAAATCTATACTGCTGTGAATCAATTCCTTGAATTGTGTCTGTGCCTTGGCTACGACCAAATTCAGTGTTGTCTGCCATTGCAGAATTCATAACTAGAATAAATTGCTCTAGCCAATTTGAATTAGTAGGGTCATTCCAGATAATTGTTTGGCTGGCCAGATTCTTGTTGTTACTGTCTAATACACCTTCTGTAGTAGACACTGTGTCAAATTTAATTAATCCCTGTGCAGGAATATTTCTTCTGCTGTTATAAGAAATCAGGCGTGATAGTCTCAGAACAGATTCTTTAGTTTCAGCTAGTTCTAAAAAGTTTTCTCTACTGGCTAGATCTGTACGGAAGGCTAAACTCTGTCCTAAAAATGCAACTGCATCTATCAGTGCTAGATATTCCGAACTTTCGATGTAATCGTTGAAATCTTCTGGGTAATTTTCACGAAGATAGGTAATAATAACTCTACGCAGATTTTCAAAATCATAGCTTTTAAAGTCAGCATTTTTAAAGGTCTGATAAATTCTTTTCCAGTCCTGGTTTAAAATTAAATTGTTCTGTCGAGACGTAGTTGTCATTTTCTTTCCCTATACTGATATTTATTGTAAAAATAAAATGCGCATTTTATGTTATTGTGTTATCTCTATCAAAATTCAAACGCAGGGTGTCAGTAATATCAAATGGAAGTATCACTATTTCTGCTTCTATACGTATACCCTGTTGTGTGCTGTCTATGGACACCGAGTTTACTTTTATACGTTTGTCAAAATTAATAATTTCTTCAACATCTTTGGCAATGGCTGCTTTTATTTCTGGGGTAAAATTTTCAAATAATGTATCCCAGATAATTGTTCCAAATTTAGGATTTTCTAGTTTTTCACCCTTTCTAATGTAGAAATGGTTGATGAGATCTTGTTTGATCAATTCTGCATCGTATAACTTGTAGTTTCGTTTGAATTCTTTAGAACTAAATCCTCTGTATCGAAAGTTGCCAGCATTGGCATTTCCTATACTGGCTTTGTTTTTTGCAATGACTTTGTTGGTGTATATTTTTGCCATAATTTATTTCCTTAGAAAGGAGTATCGCTTGGTTTTTTGTATTTGCGCCAGTCACCAGGTGGTGTTCGCATACTGGTACTTTCGCCTTCATAGCGACCATCTACGTCGCGATCTGTTAGATCCGGTTTGACTTTTGTAGCGTCTAGATTTTCGTGGAAGGGATATGGCTCAGCTGTGGGCATTCTTCTTACTATAACTGATTTGTCTACATCATCTTCGTTGGGTGCTGGAAGATCAGGAAGACTATGAGTCTTTAATATTTTTGGTAGTACTGCTTCTGATGCTTCAGAAGCAGTGGCGGCGCCGCCTGGTGCAGCGCCTGTAGCGGCCGTAGCGGCTGTCGGACCGTTCATATGAATGGTACTAGCTGTTTCTATATGATTTCCGCCACTAAGAATGTTAGTTGAGGCACCAGCTGTAAGATTATTGTTGCCGCCTGTGTTAATGTCTAAGTTACCAGTAGTAGTAAGTTTTCTATTTCCAACCACAGTATAATCAACATTGCCTGTTCTTTTAACAATTTCACTTCCAAAAATAGTAGAGTTTACAGTGGCGCCACCGCCTGATCCTCCGCCAACATCCCAATTAAGACCTTGTTGGAAGCTCCAATCTACTTGACCTGTTACCTTGTGTTTCCAATTGGCATCGTACATCCAGTCCACATTACTTTTTACACGATGCAAATAATTAGCATCAAATAAAACATTAACATCACCTACCACATGATGCGTGTATGTAGTGTCATATGTAATATCTACTGCGTCTTTAATATGGATCTTTTGATTAGCATCTACAATTAAAATATGATCTTTAACTACGTGAGTGTGCATTTCTCCGTTTACTTTGAGATTAAAATTACGTCCTGCTTCTATATTAATATCTCTGTCAGCAACAAAATTAAAATCTTGTTTGGTTCTGATATTGATACTGTCCTCAGCATAAATGTCAATTTTACCGTCGCTGGTAAATTCAATCCAGGCTGTGCCTCTACTGTTTCCAATGTAAATTAAATCTTCAGAATTGTGAAATAACAATTGATGTCCTGTCCTAGTCCTAATTCTAAAATGTTCGTTGTAGGGAATATCTTTTAGACCTTCAGGATTTTTTACATAGGTAGGAGCTCCGTCACTGGGCTTAGTTTCTCTATAGTATCTGTCATCACCGTCATCCATAACAAAATGTGTGCCGCCCAGTCTTTGAACCGGAACCGGTGCTGGAGTAGGACTTTCTCTATTTCCCAAAAACTTTTTCTTGCCGTTTCTGTCTACAGGACCAGGACTGCTCATTCCAAACACCATGTTTGGCACATCTCGTCTTGACGTAGAAGTGCTGGTGCCCCTTACTTCATCTCTAGTTAGCCCCTGAATTTTAAATCGTCTAGCAATAGGATGTACAGCTCTAGGTATTTTATCAATTTCTAAATTCTTGTCGCCTTCATTGGCTTTTCTATTGTGTTCGACAACTGGCAGCGGATGTTCTTCCTGCTGGTAGTCTTCGTCTGTTTCATAATTTTTTGTTCCGCCGATAGCAGGCACCATGTGATTTTGAAATTTATCTTGTACATTTCCTATCCAATATCCTTGATCTGGTTTTCCGTCTATGAAAAGCACAATACCGGTTACGCCAGTGTCAGGAGGAACACCCCAGAATCCATAACTCATCTGAGAATCATCTGCTGTGACATTTTGTCCAGTAAACTCAAAAGGTGTACACCCATAAAAAGGACTGGCATATTTTACAAAATATGTTTGGCTTTCATTACCTACTTGGTTTCCAGAATCTCTAATAAGCACAACTTCAAGGCCGCCTTGAAACAATAGATCTGCATGGCCTATAATTTTAGCCAAATAAGGGGCGCCGGTAAGACTACCTTGTGAATTTTCTCGTTGGTCTTCTCTTTTTTCAATCATATTATGCTCCCGGAGCGTTTAAGTACGTTCCGGTATCTCGTTCCGGTTTATCTGTTTTTGTTGGGAATACATCTCCGCTTCCGCTTTGATCTTGAGCAGGTATTCTAAAACCTGATATTACCTGTGTGAATAAATTGCCTTTAAATCTAGCTTCTGCTTTTGTGACCTTAAACAATCCACTAAACGGACTGGGACTTTGACCTTCGGGAAAATAATAGCCGCCGGGATTGGCGGCAGCTGCACCTCCAGCATCTGGGTCTGCAGGAGTTCTAAAATTTACCACCACCCAAATATCTGTAGCTTCGTGATTCATGGTTCCATTTTCAGTTACTTGATCATCACTGTCACTGTGAAAATTACTATATCCAACTTCAGGAAGGAAATAGGGATCGCCTAAAATTTCTAAATCTAGATTTATTTGATTTCCTACACTGTTGAGATAGGCCATATAAAATTCATTGGCAATTTTTTGTTCGGTACTGGTTTGACCTGACCCGCCTTTGAACGGAATATTTCCCGTGGCCATATCAAATTTTGCAGAAGCAGCACCTCCTCCTACCGACGGAGCTGCGGCTCCTTCGGCCTGTTTACTGGTTAGTGTGGGGCTGGGCCGAGATGTGTTTATAGAATTATTTTTTACACCTCCCGAATCTTCAACCTTGTTGGGATCAATGGCAGTGAACATCATATTTTTAATGTCAATGTTGAATTTAATAATATCTGTGTTTAGGCCTGTATAAATGTAATTATATTCTTTTTGTGCGGCACTTTTGCAGGCTGCTATTCCTTTACTTGTGGCTTCTGGCGACAGGTAAGCACTGTGATGTATTTTATAAGGCTGCACTCTAAAAGTAATTTCTTTAGAAAAATCCTTAAGTTTGGGATCAAGGTCTAATAGTTTTACATCAACATTGGTTTTCCACCAAGTTACTCTACCTTGACTGTCAATTAATGCTTCGTTGGTTGCTCGATCTCTAGCTTCCCTGGTGCTAAGAACCACTTGATCGATGATGTTTGTGATGCTGGTATCTTGACTGAATTGGAGAGATTTTTCTTTAGGGTTAATAGACATTTTTCCCCTAATAATTTTTCCGCTGGCTTCGTCGTAGATGTCTCCAGCACGTTTGGGTTTTTCAGTTCCGCCTTGACTTTCTGGAGTAAACTCTAGGTCATTGCCGGGACTGCGGCCATAGGGATTATCTCCTACAAATTCTATATTGTACTTGTCCGGATAGGTTTTTTTCTGATCTTTTACAAGTTGATCTTCTCTCTTGTTTAAAAAAGATATCAAACTGAATTCTGGATGATCAACCAGTACTTCGTTACTGCTTTTTCCCACAAGTTTTACGTCGTTAAAAACTTTGTTCATCTGTTGAGATAGTGCCACATGATTGTAGGGGAAGCATTCTATCTTGTAGGTACTGCCAGCTTCGTTGACTGTGAAATTTGCATTCATCAGTTTTACCAACCAATTAAATGGTCCTACAGTCATGCTAGATCCTGGGCCTGTCCAACCTACAAATTCCAGTCTCAACACATAGGCAGCATTATCAAGATAACTCCTGTATCCAGATTCCACCGCGGCTGCTTGACAGCTTTGAAGAAACAGTCCCATACTGAAAGGTTCAAATAGTTCAAATTCAAGTTTCGACCAAGGTCCTGACCCTGTGCCGTTAGTAGGCACTACAAAATTTGTTATTGAAACATTGTCAATGTAGTATTCAGGAGCACCGTAGGCTGTTTGAACTCTGGCAGCACCGTCACCGCCTCCACTTGATACAATTACATTTGGCAACTGACCGCTGCGATAAGATTGAGAATTTAGCTGCGCTGGACTAGCACAGGAAAATGTGAATAAACAATTGTATGTGGCAAATTGTTCTAAGATGTTAGGTAGAGCCATGATTAACTTCCAGAAGTGGTTGATAAGGCAGTATTAATATTGGCTTTAGCTGGACAGAAAATTGTAGTGCCAGGAGAAAAATCATAGATAGGATCTTTTAGTATCGATCTGTTTCTTTGTGCAAACACCCACCATAATTTTGCATCTTGATAAAGGTCAAATGCCAATAGATCAGGACGATGTCTGTATTGATTTTCAATGACATATTTAAAATCATCATCAGAAGTTGGAATGGTTCTTAGAGTCAATAATTCCAAGTAAAGTGTATTTTGTTTGGTTATGTACCAAGGACTAGTTTTTTTATAAATTGCCATATATTAAAAAGGAATATTGCCGCCGTTGTTGATATACGCTTCGAGATCAAAGCCTCTTTGACTACTTTTACTGTATACAGGCTGGCAAGTAATTTGTATAGTGCTTAATCTAGGTATGGATGCGCCAGCTGCAAGTATATAGTGAACATCATCTTTGAAATCAACCTGAAAAGATTTTATCACCACAGGAATATATTTTAATACTGCACCATATCCAGACAAGGTACAAATAGGAGGAGGATTTCCTTGCGGAGAACTGTTCCCATAAAACATTTTGGTAAGGCCGCGACCTAGAGCAATGGTACGCAACCAATCTCGAGCATCTTCTTCGGTTTCGACTGGAAACTCGCCGCTGATTGAAATATCTTCTGAAGTACTGTTTTTATAAACAGGATGGGGATAATTTGCATGAACCAAATCTTGATTATTGTAATTTGCTTTGTTTGATAGACTGAAAGAAGGTGTTGTTGGAAAAATAATTTCACCAAACATTGAATCAATTCTTATACGCCAATCACCTTCATTGCTGGGATATATCTGCACCACCGAAGCTTCTTCGCCTAGTGCTAGGGTGGCTGTGCTAGGAATATTTTTTGCTCTAGCAGCACTAATTAAATCAAGTCCTATACTTGCCAATGCGGCAGCGGTTTGTTGTCCGGCACCGTTCAATAATCCAGTGGCTAATCCAGCAATGTTGCCACCTGATGCAATGTTGTCAATAACACTCTTTCCAGCTGTGGCAAAACTGCTGGCAGCATCGGACAATGATGTTAAACCGTTTTGTGCAAAATTTTGCACAGTTCCGGATAAATTACTAACACTAGATGAATTTAATTTTCCAGTAATGCCATTTAAACTACTGCCAAATCCGCCACTTAGTCTATTGACAGTGGCATCTAGACTTTGTTTAGCAAGACTTGTATTAGGCATACTGAAATTACCAGCAGACTGATTTGCAGCATTGGCTAGATTACCTAGCTCACTGCTAATGTTTGATGCAAGATTTTGTATTGGGTTTATAGACAATGGCATAATTAATATCCGTTTTGTCTATTTATTCTTTATAAAATGTGCTATTATATTACTAAAAGGAATAACACTTAATGACTATCATTGCCCAACCACCCAAGATTAAATACCTTACCAACAAGGATTTGCTTAGGGAAATACACCTTAGTAAAAATACTTACTGTAGTTTTACTCTGCCCGAATATAGTGAATACGATCTTATTGTTGTTAATCTTGCAAAAATCAATGTGAGAACTGTGGCCGAGGCCAAAAGAAATAGGGCTGTAAAAATAGCAAAGCAGGCTCACGAAGCGGCCGTAATTGCTGGTGGTAAGAAAATATCCATTAAAGAATTTGAAGTAGACTATCGCAAGGTACAAAAGCAGGATTTGGTATTTCGTGTGATGACCTTTGATCATATTCCGCTGGCGCCGGGACGCAAAAAGACTTTGAAAAATACTGCCGACAGTCACGACAAAGTAAATTTTCCACCATTCCAACATTGGAAGTTCGACGACAACGACAATTTAATCTGTGTGGGAAAAAGCCATTGGAAGGGCGGATTGCTTGATGGAGTGTTTAACAAAGAACACGGTCAAATGACCAACAATCTGGCTCGTATGTTTATTAAATTATGTGAACGATATGCCACTCGTGGCAATGTTAGAGGATATACCTACAACGATGAAATGCGTGGACAAGCTATTTTACAGTTAACACAGATCGGTCTACAGTTTGATGAATCAAAATCAGACAATCCGTTTGCCTATTATACAGCTGCCGTTACCAACTCATTTGTTAGAATCATTAACATAGAAAAACGCAATCAAAATATTCGAGATGATATTTTAGAAATGAACGGAATGAATCCAAGTTGGACTCGACAGAATAGTGGAAACGGAGTCAGTGGTGCTGTGAGTACCAGTTCAGTGGATGGTAGTGATTGGGATTGATCTTTTATAAAAAATACTGTAAAATAGTTATATGAATCTATTTAAAAAAGTTGCTTGTTTTACTGATATACATTTTGGACTAAAAGGTGGCAGTCGCACACACAATCAAGACTGTGAAGATTTTGTTTCTTGGTTTTGCGATACTGCTCGAGCACAGGGTTGTGAAACTGCAATCTTTCTAGGTGACTGGCATCATAATCGTAGTACTACAGACGTTAGTACTATGAACTATACTGTCAGCAACTTAGAGAAGCTGAGTCAATCGTTTGAAAAAGTCTATTTCATTCTAGGCAATCACGATCTGTTCTACAAGGACAAACGTGAGATTAACTCCGTAGAGTTTATGCGCCTGTTTCCTAATATTATTCCGATTAGGGAAACGCTAACTCTAGGCGATGTAACTATTATGCCTTGGCTAGTTGCCGATGAGTGGCGAGATATTCCTAACATCAAAAGCAGATATCTGTTTGGACATTTAGAATTGCCCAGCTTTTATATGAATGCTATGATACAGATGCCTGATCACGGAACTATTCAGTCTGGACATTTTGTAAATCAAGAATATGTGTTTACAGGGCACTTTCACAAACGTCAACACAGTAGAAATATTCATTACATCGGCAATGCTTTTCCTCACAACTATGCAGATGCAGGTGACGACGATCGTGGTATGATGATGTTAGAATGGGGAGGAGAGCCTAAGTTTAAGTCTTGGCCTGGTCAGCCTACCTTTAGGACATATAAGTTGAGTCAAATTATCGATAAGCCGGATCAATTGCTACGAGAACGTATGCACTGTCGTGTGACCATTGACTTACCTATCAGTTTTGAAGAAGCCAATTTCATCAAAGAAACATTTATGCCGCAGTATAAACTGCGAGAGCTTATGTTGATTCCGGAAAAAGTTGAAGTTGATGCAAACTCAACTCCTATTGATATTAACTTTGAAAGTGTAGACACCATTGTGATGAATCAGATAAACGCCATTGACAGTGGTACCTTTGAAAAGAGTCTGCTGTTGGAGATATACAACGATCTATGATTAAGATTAAGAATTTAACCGTGCGCAATTTCATGAGTGTGGGCGCACAAACACAGGCCATCGATTTTGATCGAGGACAACTAACTCTAGTGCTAGGAGAGAATCTAGATCTAGGCGGTGACGATAGCGGTGCTCGAAATGGTACAGGCAAGACCACCATCATCAACGGATTGAGCTATGCTATCTACGGTAACGCTCTAACCAATATCAAGAAAGATAATCTTGTAAACAAAATCAACGGCAAAGGCATGTTGGTTACTATGAGTTTTGAAAAAGACGGTGTTGACTATCACATAGAAAGAGGTCGTAAGCCCAATGTTCTAAAGTTTACTGTTAATGGACGAGAACAAGAAAATCTAGATCAAGACGAAAGCCAAGGCGATTCAAGAGAAACACAAAAATCCATCGAAGATGTATTTGGTATGACTCATGACATGTTTAAACATCTTGTGGCCTTAAACACTTACACAGAACCGTTTCTGTCGATGAAGGCTGCGGATCAACGAGCCATCATTGAACAGCTACTGGGTATTACCTTGTTGAGCGAAAAAGCCGAGTCTCTTAAAGAATTAATCAAGATCAGCAAGGATTCCATAGTTACAGAAAATACCAAGATCGAAACTATAAAAATATCCAACGACCGCATACAACAAAGCATAGAGTCGCTAGAACGTAAACAAAAGATGTGGGAAGAGCAAAATGAAACCAGCATCACTAATCTTGCTAGAGCCATTGAAAAGCTTCTAGACATAGATATCGATCAAGAAATTGCCGCACATAGAGCATTAGATGTCTACAACACGAAACGTAAGGCTATCAACGATCTCACTAGCTGGATCAAACGGTGCGAGCTAGACGAATCTAGAGAAATCAAAGAGATGGATAAACTTAAAGCAGACATTGCTAGTTTAGAAAATCATACCTGTTATAGTTGTGGACAAGGTTTTCACGATGACAAACAGGTAGCGTTATTAGAAAAGAAACGTAAAGATCTGCAAGAAACTGCCTTGCAGGCATTAGCAACTAATACACAATTGTTGGAACATACTGATGCTGTTAAAAAGTTAGGTGAACTAGGTGAAATGCCCGCAGTGATCTACGACAATCTAGAACAGGCGTTGAATCACAAAAATACACTCAGCGGATTCGAACGTGACATAGAGATCAAAGCAGGCGAAACCAATCCCTATCTTGAACAGATTGAA